ACTAGATGAAAACTTTAACGAGACAATTAAAAGTCGGCACAGAGATGAATTTACCTATTATAGTTTCAGCGAGGGAGAAAGGTTGAGGATTGATTTGTCTTTATTGTTATCTTGGAGAGAAATTGCTAGGGTAAAGAATAGTGTAAATTGTAATATTTTAGTATTGGATGAAGTTTTTGATTCTAGTTTAGATTCTGTAGGAACAGAAGAATTTTTAAGTATTCTTCAAAAGATGGGAAATAAGGCAAATGTGTTTGTAATTTCCCATAAGTCTGATACAATGACAGATAAATTTAATAGACACATTATTTTTGAAAAGAAAAATAACTTCACAAAAATTAAATGATAATAAATACCATGAGGAAACGATGAAAAATATGGCCAATTCAGATATAGTAGGACTTAGTACTAAAACTAATCTTTCATATTTCAACTATTTGAAAGCAGGTCTAGAAGTGCTATCATCTAGACTTTCAATTAGAGTTTATAAATTAGCACCAAAAATAGATTATCCCATATTTGAACGAGGGAAAGATTTACGAGTTAAAATATTTTGGGATAAAGATGAAAAATATGAATTTATTATAGAAAATAGTTTCTTTTATCAAAGAAACTCAAATAAAGAAGATAGGTCGTATATGAGAAGCCATGCAAACATTAAATTGATTATGTTCAAAGATGCAATACAACGAGGAAAAAATGAAGAACAAAAGAAAAAAATACAAACAACATAATCCAGACGGAACATTAATTTCATATAAAAAAGACGATGTGGTCATCTGGAAGGGTGCGTCCTTTATTGCAAAAGAGAATATTTCTGGTACGGTCCCCAAATTGGGAGGATCCGACAAATGGGAAGCAATTTCAGATGAAAGAGTTTCTACCCACACAACTTCAACTACGTCGCCACCAAGACCAAAAAATGGTGATGAGTGGTTTAACACCACAACTGGTCTTTCTATGAAGTATATTGATGATGGTACAAACAGACAATGGGTAGAAATGTGAATTATCAGGAGAATATAAAATTATACTATTAGATAATAATCAAATTATGCTATCTTGCATTTTTAATATGATTCATAACGGTGGTGAAATAAATAAAAAAACGTTACGACACTTGATATTGAACACATATCGAATATACAAAAAGAAGTTCGGAAGAGAATATGGCGAAATTGTAATTTGTAATGACAGTCGAGGATCATGGAGAAGGGATTTATTCCCACAATATAAAGAGGCAAGAAAAGAAAAAAGAAAGACAGACTCTATTGATTGGATATTAGCCCATACATTATTTGATGAACTCCGAAAGGAGTTTAAAGAGACATTCCCATATAAGAATATCGCATTATATTCAATTGAAGCAGATGATATTATTGCTGTCATATGTAAAGAGTATCATAATCAAGAAAAGATATTGATCATTTCCTCGGATAAAGATTTCAAACAACTTCAAATTTTTGATTCAATAAAACAATGGAGTCCATCACAGAAAGAATTTCTTAAGTGTGAAAATCCTAAGATGTTTTTATATGAACATCTAATACGAGGAGATAGAAGTGATGGTGTTCCAAATATCCTTTCTGATGATGATTGCCTCGTAAACAAAAATAAAAGACAAAAAAGAATAACAAAAAATGTAATTGATTCTTTAATGGAAGAGATTAAAGTGGGAACTATTAAAGAACGAGATAATTGGCACAGAAACAATAAATTAATAAATCTGTTTAATTTACCAAAAGAAATAGAATCAAAAATAATAGAAGAATACAATAAAGAAGTATTGGGAAAAAGAGATAAAATTTTAAATTATTTCATAGAGAATAAACTATCAAATTTGATGGAGGTCATAGAAGAGTTTTAAATGAAAAACAAAAAGAAGAACGTAAACGTGTTTGAAGATATTAGAGATATTAAACAAAAATCTACTCGAAAGCAAAAGAAACGAGCACGAAGACAAATCAATAAAAAATATTTAAAAGATATATCTCGTGGAAATATAGATCCATATCTCTATGAAGATTTTGTTGAAGGTGAATAATATTATTGTTGATTTCTTTTTGAAATACTGTAAACTGCAACCAAGCATCTAGAAAGGGTACTTATATGATGACTGATATTAGTATGAATTTGTCGCAAGAGACTTTAAACATTTTAAAGAACTTTGCAACAATCAATTCGAATATTCTGATTCCAAGAGGAAATCAGATTAAAACAATTTCTCCAATGAAAAATATAATGGCCACTGCGACTATCTCAGAAGAATTTGAAAATGAATTTGGCATTTGGGATCTGAATAAATTGTTAGGGACAATTTCTCTCTTTAAAAACCCATCCTTTACATTTGGAGAAGATTATCTCATTATTAATAGTGATAATTCTTCTGTTAAGTATTATTATTCAGATCCTCGTTTGCTCACCACAATAAACAAAGAGGTCGATATGCCAACTCCTGTGGTGTCCATCGAACTGACCAATCATATGTTCAGTGAAATTATGAAGGCATCTTCTGTTTTACAACTATCAGATTTGGCACTAAGAAGCAATGGTTCGAATATAGAATTGGTTGCTTTAGACAAAACAGATGTTACTTCAAACAACTACTCAATAGAAGTTGGAGATAATAAAAATGATTCTGATTTTTCATTCTTCTTCAAAGCAGAAAATCTTAAAGTTTTGCAGGGTGATTATTATGTTGAAATCAGCGATAGGGGAGTTAGTAAGTTCACCAATAAAGATATTGAATTAGATTATTGGATTGCCCTAGAATCAGATTCTACCTACACAGCATGAATACAACACACACTGAGAATTTTTTGTTTGTAGAGAAATACCGACCACAAACAATTTCAGACTGTATTCTCCCTCTGGAAATTAAATCTACATTTCAAGAAATGGTGAAGAAGAATGAAGTTCAAAATTTACTCCTTTCGGGGAGTGCTGGTGTAGGGAAAACTACTGTTGCAAGAGCACTGTGCAATGATATTGGGGTAGATTGTATTATAATAAATTGTTCTGAGGATGGTAATATTGACACTCTAAGGACGAAAATCAGGAACTTTGCCAGCACAATCTCAATAAGCGGAGATAAGAAGGTTGTAATTCTAGATGAGTTTGATTATTCCAACTCACAGTCCACACAACCCGCCCTAAGAGGTTTTATTGAGGAATTTTCGGACAACTGTAGGTTTATCCTTACTTGTAACTATAAGAACAGAATTATTGTTCCACTGCAATCCAGGTGTACCAGCATAAACTTCAATATCCCCAAGGAAGAGAAACCTACAATTGCGATGGGGTTTCTCCATCGGCTAGAGTTTATTCTAAACGAAGAAAAGGTAGGATATGACAAGAAGGTTCTGGGTGAACTTATCTTGAAATATTTTCCAGATTTCAGAAGAGTCATCAATGAGGTACAGAGATACTCTGTTTTTGGAAGTATTGATATTGGGGTGCTATCCTCTCTTGGTGATGTTCAAATCAAGAATTTAGTTTCAGCAATGAAAAATAAAGACTTTTCAGAAGCAAGAAAGTGGGTCATTGATAATTTGGATAATTCTCCACAAGAAATATTTCGCAAAATATATGACGGATTATATGAACATTTTGAACCATCGAGTATTCCGCAAGCCGTATTGGTACTTGCAGAATATCAATACAAGGATGCATTTGTTGCAGATCATGAAATAAATCTCGTATCGTGCATTGTGGAATTAATGATGAATTGTGAGTTTAAATGAATATAAGAAAATTATTAAGCAAAGAAAATTTCATCGATATAATTCAATTGGTAGAAGAGAAGAGAATATATCTCTTTCGAAGTTTAGAAGAATACGGAATAAATTTTCCAACAAAAACTAAATCTGAATTAATATCTCAATTATTTGAATCGTCTCTATATGAGTATTTCCAAGGAAAGGGTGTGAATACGGAAAGAGCAGGAAGCGACAGTCTTAAACCTGATATATTATTTACCGACACAAACACACCTCTCGAAATAAAAACAACAAAGGGAGATTATTGGATTGGTGGGAGTTATTCCAAGAGGTCTGGAGATTTCTTACTAGTTTCATGGGACGACGAAGATCAAATTCCAGTTTATTTCATTTCTCATGTGAAATTAGAAAAGAAAGATTGGGCAACCGAGGGAGAGAATTTTTATGGAACCAAATTTAAGAAAAAAGAACTAATGAACAATAAAACTGCCATCATCTTAATGGGCGATTTAATAGAACAAAATAGAGGAATAAAGATGATAAAGCAGTCCATAAAAGATGTGATGAATAATTATGAAACTGTCTGATTATCTTTCCGCCATAAATCACACCAAAGTTCCTTTATTAGATGATGAAATGAACGAAAAGGAATATGTTCCTTTTGTTATAAACCGCTGTTTATCATATTTTCCTGACACAATTCTTCACGCCAATCTTATGAATTTTCACGGAAATCTCCCAAAAAAGATGCAGTTTGATTATTTTTTAAATGTTTTAAGAAAAAGAAAAAGGTTTAGTAAGTGGTTAAAGAATGAAAATGGAGAACATTTTTTCATAGTAAAGGAATATTTTGGTTATTCTGACTCCAAAACAAAAGAAATAATTGATATATTAACCAAAGAACAGATACAAGAAATAATTTCAATAATGTCAACAAAAACCCAATAAACATACATATCCGGGACGAATTGAGTTAAAGGATTATTTAATGAATATTGATTATGATGATGATGATATTTTTGATGGGTTAGGGATAGAAATTGGATTAGATCATAAAGACGATTTCCTCAAAATTAAAGAAACCCTAACAAGAATGGGAATATCCTCTCGAAAAGAAAATAAATTATATCAATCGTGTCATATCCTTCACAAGAGGGGAAAGTATGCTATTATGCACTTCAAAGAAATGTTCATATTGGACGGTCTAGAAAGCACATTTGAGGATGACGATGCAGCAAGAAGAAACACAATTGTTCGACTTTTAGAAGAATGGAATCTCTTAGAAATATTAGATGAAGATTGTTGTGAGCCACAAATGAGCATTTCTAAACTTAAGATTATTCCACACAAGGAAAAGGAAAATTGGAAATTAATTCCTAAATATCATATTGGTAATAAAAGATGAATTTTAAAATTATTAGTTATTATTGCGACATCGATAATTCTAAATATTATGAAAGATCATATAAAAGACTAAAGAGCAAGTTAGATGAATATGACTATGATTATGATTTGGTTAAAGTTGATAGTTTGGGTTCTTACAAAGAGAACTGTAGAAGAAAACCCAAGTTTATATTGGATAAGTTACTAGAATACGACACTACCATAATGTGGCTGGACATTGATACAATATTGCAAAAACGAATGCTAGATGCCGAAAACTTACCAGACGATGTTGACATATCATTTGCTTCTACTAATGGAGATTTAGGGGGCTGTAAAGCCTCTCCAATAATTATCAAAAATAATTATAAAAGTAAAAGGTTTTTAGAACAATGGGCCGATAATGTTAATATATCCAGAGAAGGGAATCACGAATGCTTTGACCACGAAGTGTTGTTTCATGCAATACAAACAGCAGCATCATATTCAACTATAGCATTTCTAAATGAAACGTATTGCACTTGGCCGGGACAAGAGAATGAAAATACTGTAATTTTAATGGGGCTTTCAGATAACGAATCAAAAAAAGATTCTCTTAAGAAAATGGGAA